GAGTTGATGCAATTCTTATGATAGATGCGATTACAATTCCTCTGTCACCGCAAAGCACAATGAACGCTATTGGTCGGACTAGGAGATTCTGATGGATTTAAGTTATTTAGTTAATCAAATAAAAGGTGAAACCAACATACCTACTTTAAGGCTCCGTCAGGCTTATGTGGTTGCTACCTATAACAGCCCAAAAAGAATAGATATTCAAATAGCGGGGGATACAAATACTTTACCCTCGGTAAAATATATACACAGTTACGCACCACAAGTCGGGGATACGATTTTTATTCTCACAAATGGGTCTGACATTTTATGCCTTGGAGATATAGCAACTTAACCTTGGTTAATAAACAAGTAGAGTATTATTTACTAATCTAGTTTAGGAGTTCACATGACAAAACAACAGAAGGCGATGCTCGCCTCGTATGGTCGTTCTTTCTTAGCCGCAATGACAACTGCGTTCATGGCAACAGGTGGCGATCTATTCGCCCTCAATGCTGACACCGCTAAGGGAATTCTTGCCGCTGGTATTGCCTCTGTTCTCCCAGTTGCCCTTCGCTACATTAACAAGCAAGACTCTGCCTTCGGCAAGATTGCTGAAGTTGTAGCCGCTGAGGGAATGAAGCAACTTACCAAGAAGTCAGCGCCAAAGAAAAAAGCATAATGGCTGAAAAAGGAACTGTCGCGCTATTTCTTGAAATAGCCAGCAAAGAGGTCGGAACCATTGAGGGTCCGAAAGAAAATGAAACTAAATACGGCGCTTACACTAAAGCCAATTTCTTGCCATGGTGCGGAAGTTTTGTGAATTGGTGCGGTAATGAAGCGGGAGTAAAAATCCCTAATACGGTTTCAACTGTTGCTGGTGCCACAGCATTTAAGAAAAATAAGGCTTGGGAAGATGCTGAAGTCGCAACTCCGCAAGCGGGCGACATTGTGTATTTTGATTTCCCGATGGATGGGGTAAATCGGATTTCACATGTAGGAATTGTTGTAAAAGATAACGGTGACGGAACTGTTACCTGTTTAGAAGGAAACACCAGCCCAGATAAAAAGGGAGATCAAAGAAACGGTGGACAAGTTGCCAAAAAAGTTCGTGCCTACAAAAAGGGTACGAAAAAAGGCTTGCCTCTCGCTGTTGTCGGATTTGGTCGCCCGAAGTTCAAGGCATAGACGATATGGACTACGAGGTAACATTAGGCGAAATCATGCGTAGGCTTGATGACTTGACCTCTGAAGTCAAGCAAATCAACACCAATATTGGTGAAACCTATGTCCGCCGTGATGTTTATTCCTCGGACTCTGCTCGTTTACAGCAAGCCATGGAAACTATTACCGACAGAGTTGCCAAAATGGAATCACGCTCTGAATGGGTAATTAGAACTGTCGGGGCTTTACTCATTGCCACTATTGTCGGTGCCTCAGTTTATGTTGGGCAGATCATAGGCTTATAGGATTTGACATACCCAACTAGGGGTGTGTATCCTCTCGCTATGAGAGGAGAAACAATGACAACACAACCAGAAATCAATGAGTTCGAAAACACACAAACCCCTTGGCACTCTGAGGGTTTTCAAGTTACAGACGATCAAAAGGCTGATTGGGCAATTCGCAAACTAGCCTCACTTCGCCGTAAGCAAGCAGAGAACAAAAAGATTTACGATGCCGAGGTTATCCGACTTACGGAATGGCTCACATTGGTAAATCACGCCCTTGAAAAAGACGGCGCATACTTTGAGGCTATCCTCACTCCATACGCCCTCGTACAGCGCTCTGAGGGGCGCAAAACGGTAAGTCTGCCCCACGGCACAATCAAAACTACGGCTGGACAGCCAAAGATTGAAATTGAGTCCGAGCAACGCTTTATTGAGTGGGCGCTTATCAATGACCCAGACCTTTTGAAAATCAAAACCGATATTGATAAAACAGCGATAAAGGCTTTGATTACTGACGAAGGTGTGGTAATTTCAACCCAAGGTGAAATTGTGCCTGAAGTTACAGTAATTCCAGCAGAGATTAGCGTTAAGTTCGCAACAGAATAGAAAGGGAGAAAAATGACTGAATCAAAACTATCCATAGTTCAAGCACTAAATGAAGTAATGAAGGCTGTTGGTGGCGTAGCAAAAAATGATCGCAACTCAGCACAGGGTTTCAATTTCAGAGGAATTGATGCCGTGGTAAATGCTGTTTCCCCGCAACTACAAAAATACGGAGTGGTCGTTATGCCAACAGTTTTAGATTATGAATATCAATCAGTTGAGATCGGCAAGAATCGAACCGTCATGGGTCATGTGAAAGTCAAAGTCACATATAACTTCTACGGCGCAAACGGTGACACGATTGCGACTACCGTGGTTGGCGAAGCCATGGACTCAGGTGACAAAGCAACAGCCAAGGCTATGTCAGTTGCTTTCCGCACCGCGCTACTTCAATCACTATGTCTGCCAACTGATGACATTGATCCAGATGCTCAATCTTATGAGCGCTCTGAAAAGGTTGTAGTTGATACCAATGCGGTAGCAAAAGCAATCGCTACTGTTACCGACTTAGATTCTTTGGCAAAGTTAGGTCAATACATAACAGTTCATAAAGATGTAATTGATCCAGCAGTTTTAGAAACTTTGCGCCTTTCTTTCAAGGACGCACAGAATCGCGTAGCAATTACACCGAAGGTTGAAGATGTCCCAGTTGATGCCTGAGTTGCCCTACGCGGGAACCTCGGGTTTTAGTGGCACAGATACCTCACGGGATCGCGCAATCACAGAGGACTCAAACGGAACCACAGGTAGGCGACAAAAAGAAACTTTACAATTTCTTGCCATGCGAGCCAATTACGGCGCAACTTGGAAAGAACTTGCTGAGCAGTTGTCGCTTCACCACGGTTCTGCCTCTGGTGTCTTGTCGGTTTTACATTTAGCGGGTAGAGTGGAAAGACTTCATTTGAGCCGTAGCCGATGCAAAGTTTATGTCTTGCCTGAGTTCGTTTTAGGCAGAGCGACTGAGAAGCGAAAAGTGAAAAAATGCTGTCCTAGTTGTGGATATAACTTTTAACTATTGAAGGAGAGAGAATGACTTGGGTACGAATAGACGATAGTTTTCCAAATCACCCAAAGATCATTGGTCTAAGTGACGGGGCATTTCGCCTATACATAACGGCACTTTGTTATTCCAATGCTTATTTGACTGACGGAATAGTTCCACAAAAAACGATCAAAAAACTGTCAAACTCTCGTCATATCTCTGCCTTAATTGAAGCAAACTTGTGGGAAAAATGTGGAGATGACATCATAATTTTGGGTTATGAGGAATACCAATTTACCAAAGAGCGAGTTGAATCTGAGCGTAAAAAAGCCGCAGATCGTATGTCTAAGTCAAGATCGTTACAGCGAACAAAAGGCGTAACTTCGCCCGAAGTTCACCCGCCCCATACCCATCCCATACCCATACCCATACCCAATATAGATTTACACACATTTCCTTCGGAAATGACATCATTTGAGGAATTTTGGAAATTGTATCCACGGAAGCAAGCCAAAGGTGCCGCTCGTACTGCTTACATAAAAGCGCTTAAAAGGGCGGATCACGAAACCATCATGGCTGGAGTTCGCCGTTTTGCTAGTGACCCAAATCGTCAAGATGAATTTACTGCTCATGCCTCGACATGGTTAAATCAAGAGCGCTGGTTAGATGAAGCCTTGCCCGCCAAAGCAATGACCAGAACCGAGAGTTCAGTTATGCGAGCGCTTGAGATTTCTAGGCAACTAGACGGAGTTGATTTCTAATGACTGTTTCAGAGGTAGCGAAACTTTTTGCTTACTGTTGCTATTTTGATGGCAGACTTCAAGCAGACGAAGGTAAGATTCGCGCTTGGCACCAAGTCTTAATCCCAGAAATGACTTTTGAGTTCGCTCAATTTCAGGTGGCTCGGCATTATTCGGAAAACGATTCTGTAATAGCGCCAAGCATGATTAACAAGGTCTGGAAAATTCGTGAGCGCAATTTACACGAACGAGCGAAAACTAACGAGTTTATGAAAGAACTCGAATACAAGCAATCTCAGAGGGCAACAACAGAACAGATAGATAAATATTTAGCAGAGATTAGAAGTAACTTTCGAAAGGCAGAACCTAATGTTGAACTGGAAACTGATTCAGGGGAAGTGGCACCTAACCTATGAACAAATCCCAGTATGCCGTTTGGCTAATATCACGGCTCAACAGTCCGATCATAGAATTTGCCCCCTCTGTACCGATTCGCTCGCAGATGCGACTTTGAGATGGCAAAGCCTAAACTAAAGGTTGATGATAAAACTAGATTTCTAGTTCTAGCCAGAGCCATGTATCAATGTGAACGCTGTTATGGAAATGGCACCGTTTTCGGCTTCTCAGTTCACCATAGAGTGCCAAGGCGAATGGGTGGCAGTCGCAACGCAGACCTACACAAACCCGCCAATCTTATTGTTTTATGCGGGTCAGGGGTAGATGGTTGCCATGGCTGGGTTGAGTCAAACCGAGATCAAGCAAGAGCCGATGGCTATTTGTTATTTAAGGTAGATAGCGCCGAGCAGATTCCCTTTATAGATAAATTTACGAATGGTTGGTTAATTGATAACAACGGCGACAAAGTACGATTCGACACAAATTCGAGTTCCCCTTATGTTTAACCCATGTATTGTTTATGCCAAACAGATGAAACCGAGCAACTTGTCTACCGACTTGAGTTGGCTCAAAGACCTTGGACGACCAACGCCGAACGCGCTGGCAATCGCTGGGAACGGGCTGAGTTGGTTAAGACTTGGCGCACGGCGTTTCAGGTATTGGCTAGATCAGAGCAGATTCCAGAAATGTCATGGATTAGCGTCACGGCTGAGCCTCACCAAAAAGGGGGTCGCCTTCAAGATGTAGGGGCGTGTAACCCAGCAGTCAAGGCGGCGATTGACGGCATTGTGGACGCTGGAGTTCTACCAGATGATTCATCAAAATTTATGAGATCGCTGATTTTCTTACCGCCACAGAACGATAGAAATTCATTGGTGCTTTACATACGAGGAGCAAGGAAAGAGAGAAAGTTATGAACTTAGATTTAATTTTGACTGTTTTAGGATTATCAATTACAGTTGTATTAGTATCACCTTTTTACATTGCGATAGCGCTTGCTTATCACAAAGCAAAAATGAAGATGGACTTAGAGGCGCTAGAAAAGCACCGAGGTATGTTTAATAACGAAACAGAGTTGGATTGGGCGAAAATGTGGGATGGAGAAACGAAATGAGTACCACTATGGAAGCAACACAGTTAGACGGAAAAGGTTTAGACGAAGTAAAACTCCTTACAACCGCAATGCGAGAACACGCTAATCAGATTCAAGATTTAGCAAAGCGCCGTAAGCAACTGATCTTGCGCCTTCGCAAACAGCGTATTACTTACCGTGAGATCGCTGAAGCAATGGATGTTTCAGAGCAGTTGATCTATAAGATTATTAAGAATGACATTGACCGTGAACTCCAATATGACGCAGACGGAAACATTATTCGCCGTAGAGGACGACCACCAAAGCCAGCGGTCTAAGCCTTTACTTAGAGAGAGTTAGGTAAAGGTTAATGAAGTTCATTGAATTATTTGCTGGCATAGGCGCGTTTCGTCTTGGTTTAGAAAATACTGGACATGAGTGCGTATGGGCTAATGAATGGTTAGAGAAACCAAGGAGCATTTATGAAAGAAACTTCGGGGACGCACCAGACGGACGAGATATTCGAGATGTTTCCGCTGACGACCTTCCAGACGCAGAACTCCTTGTCGGAGGATTTCCTTGTGCCACTTTTTCAACTGCTGGAAAAAGAACAGGGTTCTCTTTGGACGACACTCGAGGCACACTTGCTTTTGAAATGTTTAGGCTCGCTCGGGATAAAGGAATACCGTACATTTTATTTGAGAATGTCAAAGGACTCCTCAACCATGACGGAGGAAGAACCTTCGGAATTATCTTGGCAGTCTTGGACGAGATGGGGTATGACTGCCAATGGGAATTGCTTGACAGCCAAAATTTCGGAGTCCCACAGCACAGAGATCGGGTTTTCCTTATCGCAAATCTTAGAACCCACCCCCGACCAAAAGTATTTCCTATCGGACGAACAGGTGACGGAGATTTTACGAAGGACGAAACAAAACAAGGCGGAAGGTCGGGGTTTTTCTCCAACATTTCTCCAACCTTAGACGCTCATTACTACAAAGGTGGGAACTCAAGACCTTATGTATCAGTAAGAGCAGTTGTTAATCCGTCAATCAAAGTTAAGAATCAAAACGGCAGGTTAATCAAAGAGCATAACGAGCCAAGTTTTAGTTTGACGGCTTCGGATATTCACGGAGTTGCTTTAGACGATGGAACAAAAATCCGTCTGAGAAAACTAACTCCGCTTGAGTGCGAGCGCCTTCAAGGATTGCCTGACGGGTGGACGGAGTTCTACGCTGACGGGTCAAAAGTTCCTGATACGCAACGCTACGAGAGATGTGGCAGAACAATCACGATTCCAGTAGTTGAGGCAATAGGAAGGAAGTTACATGAGTTCTACTAATTTCTCATTTGACACAATTCAAGACTTTGACGATCACATAGCAAAATCTATTCCCAACTATCATTTATTAAATGACGCAGTTAAAGACTTAGCAACCTTTTTTGTCAAAGAGGATTTCAGCATTGTTGATCTAGGCTGTTCAACAGGATCACTTATTGAGTCCATACCGTTTGACGGAAAGAAATTAGGCATTGACATTTCTGCCAACCTTTTGCCAGATAGCCATGACGATACTGAGTACCTCAGAAAAGATTTGCGCTCGCTAGTTAGTTTTGGATCAACGCCCTCTTTGGTGATTTCCCTTTTCACACTTCAGTTCTTACCATTAGCAGACCGACCTAATATCTTGAGCCTTATCTATGACGAGTTGGCTGAAGGCGGCGCTTTTATCTGGGCTGAAAAGGTACATGAGGAACAGGGTGAATTAGAACGCATAATGAATTTTGGTTATTACGACTTTAAGGGCAAGCATTTCAGTCCAGCCGAGATCATGCAAAAAGAAAAAGACTTACGCCCGATTATGACAACTAACACCTCAGCCCGAAATACGATTATGGCTGAGAACGCGGGATTCTCAGTTGGCACGATGTTCTGGAAGTTCTACAACTTTGAGGCTTGGGTGTTTATCAAATGAAAGCAAACATTAAAACAGGTGAGATTCAGTCCCTTGCGATTTCCTCGCTAACGGCTTACCCAACTAACCCGCGCCGTGGAGATATTGAAGCAATCGCACAATCACTTAAAGCCCATGGGCAGTACCGACCAATCGTGGTTCAAGAGAGTACGAACTTTGTATTGGCTGGCAATCACACACTCAAAGCGGCTAAGAAACTTGGCTGGAAAAAGATCAAAGCCGTCATGGTCAGCGTGGACTCAGATACAGCCCGCAAGATTGTCTTGGCTGATAACCGCCTAACTGACCTAGCCGCCTATAACGAGCCACTCCTAAAAAGTTTGCTTCAAGCGCTACCTGAGTTGGACGGCACAGGATTTACCGAAGCCGAAGTTGAAACCCTTGACCGTTTGATAGAAGGTACCCAAAAGGAACCTATTGGAACCTCTGG